ACAAAAGCAGAAACAAACACTATCAGTAGTACACTTACGGGTACAACTACTGTAGACAAAACACCGCCGACTGCCTCTGCGCCGAACTTGGTTCTCAACAACCAGGACGTATGCAGCTACCCTGCCTCCGCAGCAGTTCAAACCCAAATACTGGGTTTTGCAGCAGGAACCACTATCCGCGATAAGAACTGCGAACGCCTCAAACTATCGAGGGTTCTGTATTTCTCGGGCATGAAGGTAGCGGCGGTCTCTTTACTGTGTCAAGACCCTAGAGTATTCTCTGCTATGAATATGGCAGGTACTCCTTGCCCTTACATGGGTAAGATAGGGGCTGAGGCTACAGCTCTGTGGGAAGCTAACCCAGAGAAGAGACCAGACTACAAACAACTTAAACGGTCTAACGAAGCAACAGCAGGGCGTTGGAGAAGGGTTCGCGGAGAAGTAACGTGGGTTCCTGACGATGAAGAAGATACTGACGACTAGCTTACTGCTAGTCTTTCCTTTCTTACAGGCAGACATTACTAGAGAAATTTGTCTAGCTAATCCTAACTGCACTATTACAGAGCAAACAACAACAGTAGAGACAGAGGTTACGTCAGGTAATCTTGTGCCTGAGCTTAAAGATTGGCAAATGTCTGGGGACGCTACGACTACTACAACAGACGAGTTTGACTACTGTGAAACAGGAGAAGCTTGTACAGGCTCTCAAGGTGGTACGTTTAGTACAGAGATAGACTTCTCTAACGAAATGACAAAGGCTGAGATTAACGCAGGGTTTGACTTTAACTACGGAGTTACTGTTAATAGTCACGACAGTAACATAGAATTACCTTTGTGTGCTGACACAACAGGAGACTGTAAAGATACTGTTAAGATTAACGTAGTTCTAACAGAGAATAGTATAGAGATAGGGGAAAGTTTTTCTCACGAGTTTGTAATAGATTACGGAGACCAGTACAACTATCAGTTCTCTCAATCTATTGGAACGAACAACTACGAACAGTTGTCTGCTTGGTTGTCTTTATACGGCATAGATGACGGATATCCTGAAGGTATGTGGGGGCCACAGTTTATAGACCCATACCTGACCTTAAATTATACGTCTATCGAGTACATTACAAACGAGATATACAACGTCATAGAGTCTGTAATAGACGATGAACAAACGGATTTAATTGTAGATATTATTACTCAAGACACAGAAACAAACGAGTGGGTGCTGGTAGACACTGTGTCAGAAGAAGAGGAAGCAGCAGCTTTACTAGCAGAGCAAGAAGCAGCTAGGTTAGAAGAAGAACGCCTAGCACAAGAAGAGGCTGACAGAATAGCTGAAGAAGAACGATTGGCTGAAGAAGCAAGAATAGCTGCAGAGTTACTGGCAGAACAGGAAGCAGAAGAAGCACGAGAAGCTACAGTAGTTACCATAGCTGCCAGTGAAACAGAAATACAGTTTGAAGATACCTCAGAGGATATGTTTAACGAGCCTTTAGAAGTAGCATTTACAGCAGGGCCAGAAGGCCCGATTGACTTTGCTGATACTACCGATACTTTTAGCTCTGCGGTACTAGAAACAGCAGTAGATATACCCCCTCCAGAGGTAGATTTTGCAGGGTTTGAAGAACCTGCCTTAGAACCCCCTTTAGAAATGGCTGTAGAAGCTCCTGAGATGCCCTCTATTGAGAGCATAGAAGCTGAGATAGAGCCTGATATAGAAGTTGTTGAAGAACCTTCTACGGAGGCTCCTGTGGCTTCTGAAACAGTAGAAGAATCTACTCCTGAACTAGTGGTTGAGAGTACCACAGAAGAAGAACCTAAAGCAACAGAGACTGCACCAAAAGAGAGCAAAAAAGAACGTGTAGCCAGGAAAGTAGCTGATAGGGTAATGACCACTCTAGCACAGACGTACAACATAACAATGCAGAACGTAGCTTTAAGTGTTATGGGAAGGCAGACAGATATTACATCTTACAATCAACAGATGCTTGACGCATCTAGTTGGTATCCTGACATGCAATTAGAGGGAGGTACAAACTACGACCACCCTAGTCAGATATACATACAAGCAGCAGCTAATCAAGATATGGCAGAGTTGGAGGCTATACAATGGAGATAGAATACAAGGGAATGAAGTTAGAGGGGAGTAAGCTTCTGGTTATTGCACCACTATTAGGCACAATACTAGGGAGTCTGTGGGGAGGTTTTGAGCTGTTTACACGCTATCAATCTATGGAAGAGAAGATAAACGCCTATGTCGCTCCTGATATATCTGAGATAGAAAAGTTAGTTGCTGTATTCCAGAAAGAAACTACTAACGCTAAAGACTTAATGATGGAGTCTCGTAACCAGACTAGAGAGGATATCGCTACGCTGTACAAGAACTTAGACAAACAAGACCTGCGTAACAGGTCTAATGTAGAGTCTGTAAGAGAGATGATTACAGCGTTTGAAGGTCGATTAGCAGACAAGATGGCGAGACTAGACGAACAACAGGACGATTTAGAGTCTAAGCTTGACCTACGCATTAAACGTGCTTTAGAAAACCCTTTAATGAAGTAACTAAAACAGCTTCTTACTCTTAAACAGTTTCCTAGCCTTAGCTCCTACGCTTTCGCTGTTCTTTATCTTATCTAGTTTTTCTTGGAGTTTTTTGTTTTGTTCTCTTAGAGCGTCACGTTCTTGACGTAGGTTCTCTATGTCTCTCATTAAAACATTTATAACTCTCATTGTACTATCCTCTAACATCTTGGTCTTTAAAGCTCGCATGCTCCTCCTGAACAAGCTAATTCTGGTTGCACAGAAGTATTATCTCCTGACTCGTAATCTTTTAATAGTTCCCAATCTAACGATTTGGGCATGTCTTTTTGTAATTGTTTATATGTTTGGGCATCTATCTCTTCGTAAGGTGCTTGAACGTAAGTATGCTCACTTACAGGAAGGAAAGAGATACCTGACATAGTTTCAAAGTTTCTGTAAACGTAAGCTGACACATCTAAGAAATCCTCTTTCGTGTAGTAAATCGTTACAGAAGGTTTGTGTTCTGTGTAGTAGTCATTGTATAACTGCCACATAGTCAACTGCTCTACTGCATCGACATCTTTAACACAGACACTACTTTTAGGTGCTTTCATAGGAAACGAAAACACTATGTTCTGGTCGTTCATTGTGTCCTGTTCCCACGGCACACCTTGGTCTTTTAAGAAGTTTGTTAACGGGTCTTTAATGTCGTTCCTAACTCTTCTTATGTAGTACGGAGAGAACCTAGGGTGTACTCCTGACGACGTATCACACAACTGAGACACAGTTCCAGAAGGTTTAACACACGTTGTAGCTGCAGCCTGATTAATTCCTATCTTCTTAGCTATAATTTTGTTGTGTTCTACACAAACTTTTTGCAGTGTTTCTAACCAATCTATCATTTCATCTGTACGAACAACAGATAGTTTCTGTCCACTAAGCAAGTCGTGGTCACAACACCCTGTTAGAGACACACCTAGTAAAGCTTCTTCTTCACAGTTAACCTGCCACCTTTTTGACAGAAATTTAAAGTCAGTTAGACTAGCCTGTAGTGTGCCTAAGAAAGTCGCGTGTTTAATCTTTTCGATTAAAGTTTCTTTTGTATCTTCTGGTCTGATTATAGCTTCTGTCAAGTTACAGAACTGTGCGGGTCTCAACAGTATTTCTGAACAAGGGTTACAGCCCCAATCCTGGTTCTCATCTCTGCGGTGGTTTATGTACTTAGTTACGGCTGCTTGTCTGTTAAAGATTCCACGTTCTCCGTTTTTATCCTCGAACAAAGACACCATCTCTCGCATAAATGAGTTAACATCTGGCTTGCAAGTGTACGCAATCGAGTTGTTAGCCAAGGCTCTGTGCGGTGCGCCTCCTTCTTCAATGGGAAGCCACCACTGAGAAGCCTTAGCACCACGCAAACGCTCGTCAGTAAGGTTACTAAGAGAGATAAGAGCAGAACGACGAACCCCTCCAACAACCACGATATCAGCAATTTTACATACGACATCATGCACCTCCAAAGTTGTAAGCTGTCTGCCTGCAGCAGACTTGAATGTTTCTACTGTATACAAAAATAAATTATTTAAAGGCTCTGGCCCCGAAGCTCTGCCTCCAAATGTTTTTAATCTAGCACCTGCTGGTCGTATCTTAGACAAGTCCCACTTAGGTATTAGGCCTGTGTACAATAAGGAAATAAGCTCTCGGTAAGCTTTAGCCCACCCTAACTTAGAATCTTTAACTACTATTGTGGTGTCTGTTTCTTCTATCTCGTGAGGTAGTGAAGGTAACTTATTAACGTACTCACGCTCTACCGAAAAACCCACTCCTGTACCGCACATAAGAACGTAAACAATCTCTGAAAATACTTTTTGGTTGTCTATTGGAACGTAAGCGCAGTTATACCCTGCAACATTGTGAGCTTCTAACGCCTCTCCTGCTGACATCATAACACGCATAGAAGGCATCACTTCCATTCTGCGTACAGCTTCCATAGCGTCTGTTAATTCTTTAACTAGCTGTTTGTCTTTCTTTCCGCTACCCCACCCTGTATTCTTAGGCAATCGTTTTAGCCAGAAATCTTTTACGCGGTCTACTGTCTCGTCCCAAGTCTCTCTTCTTCCTAAATCGTCACGATATCGAGAGTATCGTGATTGATGTATATACTCCTGGTATAAATTCACTTAGTCTAGCTCCTCATATAATTTTTTCATTTTAGCATAAGTTTTAGGAAACTCTACGATGTCTATGTCTCTGCCTAGTTTAGTACACATAGACTGAGCAGCTTCTACAAATGTAGCTGCAAGGTAAGCTATGTCTTTATCTGACGGTTTAGGTGCAGGCTGTACTTTTTTCTTAGTAACTTTTTTAGTAGTGGTCATATTTCTTCTACCTCGTCATCTTCTAGTTCTGGTTCATCTATAAATTTACTGCGTTTTAACTTAAATTTTTCTTGGAAAGCCTCAAGCAATTCTTCAGAAGAAATCTCTAGTATTTCCACAATTAAATCAGGGTCATAGGTATTGGCTACCTCTGCCATAAGTTCATCGTGCGTTAACATAGTTATCCGTACTCTTTCAGTAGGTACTCCATAGAAACTTCCATCAGGTCGTAGTCCCCGTTGTTGATTTCGTGTTTCATCATAATACCCGACCAGCTCTGTGCATTCTTTTGTGGGCCTAGATATTCGTGGTAGTCTTGATAGAACCGACCGCAGACTAGCCCCCTTCTCCGTTGACCAGTACATGTGTATATCTCTCCTGTTTGTTTGGTTTGCTGGTGTCCCATTGTAAAGCTGTGACCTAGATTCTTTAGCTTGTTCTCTATCGAGCCTCCGATAGCGTTTGACATAAGGCTAGACGGATTAACAAAGTAGTGCGAGTAGCAGATACCATCTAGCTCTACAATCTCTAAGAAGTCGTAGGTGTGTACGCCTAGGTCTGCTAAAGGATTAAAGATTAGCTCTTCGATTGAAAGGTAATTGTTTAACATACGCATACCTGCAGAAGCAGACGCTCTGACAATACGCTGTTCGTGATTACCTAAACAATAGTATATCTCTGGGTCGTACTTAGGGGTTCGTAAAGTCTTGAGAAAGTTATTCATTTCTCTCCACCCTACATCTAGGTCTGCCTGTACGTCTTTAGATTCCCACCCTTTATCTCCTGGCTTATCGTAACTAGATAAGGAGGGCATGTCCCACCAATCACCAATAATGATAATCTTTTCTGGTTTATGTTTCTTCAAGTACCGCGCTGCAGCCGTAATGTGGTCTGTCTTAGACTCGGGGAATATCTGAGTATCAGGTATCATTGCGTGTTTCATAGTTTTAGCCACTCCTTAGGCATCTCTACACCTACTGCTGAATCAATAAACTGTTTGTCACACCAACCTGTGTACCGCATAGTCTTATTGCGAGTTACCCAGTTATCATACATGAATAACATTTTAAAATTATCTTTGTTTAGTTCGTTGTCGCTTGCTAGAACAGCAAGGATTTTAGTTCTTCCTGCGGAGTCCCACTTACCTTTGGCTTCCACCCAGATTCCCAGCTCGGGGAGCCAGAAATCAGGTGTATAACTAGCCAACCTGCCAACATCGTTGCTGCCACAAGCCTGACATATGCCCCGTTTCGTTGGATAAATGTACTTAATTTGTTTCGGTTCGTATTCAAACGCAACGCCTTTCTCCTCTAATTTAGCTGCTACGTTTTGTTCGTATTGAGATTTATAGGGAGCTAGTAGCTGCGCTCTCCTTGTCCTCTTCTTCTTCAACTTTGAACGGGCACTCGTCTGGGATTTTTTTCCATATCCATAAGAGTTCGCAGTTCGCGTTGAACTTTTCTTTCCAGCCATCAAGAAATTCCTTCTTGTAAAATTCTTCAACAACCCTCTGACATTCCCCATTGCTTTGACCGATAGGTATGTACCTAGCAGCTTTGATTTTTCCTATGCCATTAATACCCGTTATGTTATCGACCTTATCTCCTTCGAGCATCTGTCTCCAGAACACAGCACTAGCTTCCGCTTCGTCAACAAATGACAAAGTTCTAGTGCCTATGTTGTAGTGGTATCCTGGTATCTGTTTTAAATCTTTGTCAACAGAAACAATAATAGGTATTTGATTACTGTCTTTCGCGTCTTGTGCTGCGTGGCCAAAGAAATCATCTGCTTCACAACCTTGGGTAAAGTACCCTTGATGGTATTGCAGAATGTACTCTTGAATAGCTTGTAAGTGCGTAGGCTTGTGTTCTTCTTTTCTGTTGGCTTTGTATTCTGGGTCTATTTCTTTCCTAAAGTTTGGTACTTCAGAGTTTCCTGTTAGGAAACAAATGTAACTAACTCTAGCGTCAAAGTGTAGTGACATCTCGTTTGAGATGTTTCGTATTAGGCTTTTACAATTTTCTAGTGCGTGCTCTACTGGCTGTAGCTCACGTTCCCACTCGATGTGTTCTTCTGGTAAGTTCTTTAAGGCTTCTTTCTTTGAGTCGAAAGAGGCTCCCCTTTCAGGGAGCCGTCCATCAAAGTACACTCTTCTCTCTGCTGCGAATCCTGCTCGATATGCGAGTATATCGCCATCAAAGAGCAAGTGTACATTACCCACACTAACTTGCCTTCCTCAAAGACTCAGCACCTTCTTCCCAAGAAGAAGAGGGGAGTTCTTCTTTAGGTAAGCTTGCTTCTTTTTGAGCAAGTTTTCCAGTTAAGTAATCCTCGTAAACTTTGCAGGTTTTTAGGATTGCTTCTGGAGTCCACGCATCGTCCCTATTATGGGACTCGACTGCAGCTTTCAATGCCACAGCTCTTGCGATAGCTATGTCCTTGTCAGTTGACAAGCTAGTGTGTTGCGCTCCAGAACTTGTAGGAGTAGAAGATAAAACTCCTGGTTCTTTCACGCTGACATTACCTTTTATATTAAGGTAGGTTCTGTCATCTTTAATTTTTTCTATGTATGTAAAGCCAACCTTGTCTCCAACGCTTGCTCCACCTAATTGCGTCCCGTTAAACGCACTAAACCAATCGTCAGGTCGCTCTGCGAGCTTAAAACTGGTTCCTTTTGTGCCTAAAACTTGGATTGTACCTGTAACTGTGTGCATATGCACCTCCTAACTAACTTATATAAAGACTATTTTTAGTCTACCTAATAGTATACACGCCTAATTCTAACAAGTCAAGCTTTATTTTTCACTTTTGCTAAAGTTTTTCCAGAGTCGTAATCAACTGGAAAAGGGATAGGTGAAGTTACGCTGAACACCTTTTGTATTACCTCTGGAACTCTCTCTAACTGACTGTGTATCTTAGGTATCGACTGCTCCAAGGCTTCATCGTCAATCTCAAATAGTAAACTATCGTGTACGCTGTTGACAAGTCTAACTCTTGGGTCGTGTAAACGGGTTAGTCTGGTTAGCATCATAGTAACAATGTCTGACGCTGCCCCTTGAATCGGGTAGTTCTTACACTTAGTGGGCGGAGCGTAAGGTTTTCCTGAATAGTTTGATATGTTACAGAGAGTTCTATACCTTGTAATACTTTCCCCTGTCTCTGGGTCTTTCCAGATAGAGGGTATGTAGCAAGAGTGGACTGATTCATCGCCAACCCTATCGCCTCTCTGGTCAATAGTAGTCTCTGCCTCTTTCTGCACAGAGTCCTGCCAATCCTTCACGCCAGGATACCTATCGTAATAGCTTTCTATAAAGTCTTTAGCCATCTGTTCGGGTACGTCCCAGAATGAAGCAATGCCTTTAGCTGCTGCGCCGTATTGCAATTGAAAACTAAAACCTTTAGCTACTCTACGTTCTTCTCCTGACACCTCTGCTTCTGGCTTGCGGTAAATCTTTGAAGCAAAGTACGTGTGCATATCGACACCGTTGTTGATGTCGTACACAAGTTGTCTGTCTCTGCTCGCTAAAGCTAAGACGCGAATCTCCAGTTGAGCATAGTCAAACTCAACCAGAGTTGCGCCTTCGGGAGAAACGAAGTGGTCAAGAATCATATTTATTCTTCTTCCCGTGAAATTTTGAAAATCCATGTTCCATATACAGCAAATCTCTGTCTAACTTACACTCTTCTAAAACTTCTTTGAAGGGTCTGTTCTTGTAACTTCTCGAAGGTGAGCGATAAGCTTGTTTATTTACTATAACAGAAGCGTATAAAAGTTTTTTCTTTTTGTTATTATAAATATTAGCTTCGCCTAGCGTATTATCTGACCTCAATTTTGCATTGCGTTGGTTTTCAGAATTAGTGCTTGCCTCTAAGTTTTCAATACGATTGTCTAATCCGTTTTGATTAATGTGATTAATCATGTGTGGAGGTTCTTCTCCGTAATACCATTTCCAAATTAATCGGTGTTCATAAATTTTTCTTTGATGCTTGTCAAGACCGACAACTCTGTAAGGACGTTTTGATGTGTATGTTTTTCTAACATACCCCGCCCTCTTTCCCTTGTAAGCGTTGTAACGATTGCACAAGTTAGTAGTAAAACTTAACACGCCTGTAATTGGGTCGTAATCAAATTTGTCTTTAAGTTGTTCTTGCGTTAAATGAATTTCTTTTGGTTGAGTCATTATTTTTTCCCTGATATGTTCTGCATGTTAGGTTTGCTCGATGACAGTCTACCCGTCTGAGTAATGTTATGATTGTAGTTAGGGTGTATCTTACCTCCAACCTCAAAATCAATGTAAGGTTTATAATAAGTTGAAATACTTTTTGCACCCTTCCTAATTTCTAGTATGTCGTTTGCTAATTGCTTGGCATCGTCACCTCCGTATTTTTGTATATTTTTCAATGTGTTAGCACCGCCCTTGGTTTCCCAACCCTTCTTCTCAAAGAACTCTTTGGTCTCCTGGTCGGCTAATCCTGTAATTAAAACTGAACCTGTTTCCCACTTCATTTTCTTCTCCCCAATTTGTTTCCCACTTTTATAAAACATTTCATTGCCTTGCCCGTCAAGTTTAGGAACTTGCTTTCTTGTCTTAACAGTCCCACCCCAAAGCAATGTCTCGACTTGTAGAGAGCTGTTGATGTTAAACTCAATCGCTGCATCTTCTGGGTACAATTTACTGTAACGTGCTATTGCATTATCTGTCAACACTTCTTGTTTGCTTTGCAATATCTCAACTTCTTTAATTGCAGATTCTGTATCAAAACATAAGCCGTTGCGTGACATGTGAGTAGTTGCAAATATTCCTTGCATCATCTCCATCATGTACAGTGTGTACTTGCTTCCTCGATTCTTACAGAAACGACCTTGTCTTGTAAATATTTCTGTTGTGACGTTAACATCTTCCACTAAATAATCTGCAAGTAACTCTTCGTCTATCTTATCTGAGCCAATACCTGCGTTAAATCGTTCCTTAATCTCTACGTCCTTCTTAAAAGGAACTGACATAGCCTCCGCCACAAACTCTAAGCTAGGACTGACTGTCGCTCTACCTGTCTGCATGTAGTAGAACTTCTGTGTATCCCAAACGTAAAAAGTTTTATTGAGAAAGTCTGTCCTGTTTACACGCTCTGCCATGTTGAGTAAGTAGTACAAGTCAAACGATAGGTTATGTCCGACAACTAATGTATCTCCTGGTATCAGAATAGCCTCTGCTATCTCGTTGAAGTCTGTCGTAGTCTTGGTTTCTGGCTCTCCGTAAAGTAAACGATAGCCATACATCACGGCTCGATTGTCTGGGTAAGCTGGGCTTGCACCAAAATGGGGACTAGGAGCATTGATGGTAGTCTCAATGTCTAAGACAATAACATTTTCTATGCTACCTAACATGATGTTGCGTCCCCACTAGAGATATCAGTTGTGCTTTTTCTTTGTCTATCCGTACAGCGCACCCTGCGCTTCTGAACTTAGGGTCTGCATAACTTAATTTATTTTTTGGGCATCTAAAGTAGCGTATGTCGTCCTCTTCTGGTTGTTGTCCTATGGTAAGGATACAGTCTGCTTCGCCCTGAACTGATGTCTTAGAGTTGTAAAGGCTTCCCATGCTAGGATACTTGACGTTATCTGCACTACCGTCTAACTGTGTTGTGGCTATGATTGGTGCATGTTCTTTCGCTAGGTCTCTGATAAATTGAGATAGCTTTGCAAACCTCTCGATACCTTGTAGCTTTTCCATACCGCCTAGTTTCCATAACTGGTCAATGATAATTATTCTAGGCTTGGTCTGTTCTACAATGTTCTGAATGTCATAGATTGTCATAGCGTTATCATCATAGATGTTAATAACACCATCACCTAGCTTACTGTTGAATAACTGCAAAGACTTCTCTATGTCTTTCTCTATCTCTTTGGTAGTCCATTTAAGTGCAGCCTGTATCTGTCTTGACCTTACCTTAGATACTGCTTCTTCATTGTTGAACCAAAGTATTGACTCACCTTCTTTCAGTTGTTTGGCAAAGTGTACTGCTTGTGTTGAAAGGAATGTAGTCTTACCTCCATCTGGTCTACTGCCTACAATGATAAAGTCTCCCTTGCATATCTGACCCATCATTAATTCTAACTCTGGTATTGACCAGGAATATTTATCTGCGTTCTTACGCTCTTCTAATTGGTCAAAGATAAGACTGTCATTCTCGATGAAAGAATACTGTTTGCTCTGGTGCTGAACTTCTTTAGTGTAATCTTGTACTGCCTGCTGTACATCTCTCATACACTTCTTGCCTAGCGTTACTTCGTAAGCTAAATCTGAGATTGACATAGCCCAGTGTCTAGTTGATAGGTCTTTAAAGATTGTATCTGAAGGTGGTATTGAAGGCATCTGCTCCACTTTGGAGCATATTGATTCTATCTCTTGAGCTTTAGAATCTGAGATATTAGGATGAGCTATTGAACAGTACCATGTACTGTAATCTTTAAGATTAATAGATTCTGGACTTACATCTTCGATGTAGTCTTTAAGATTAGTGATTATATCTTTTATACTAGAAGATAATCTTTCTATCTTTGCGCCCCCAATGAGATTGTAATTACGAAAGTTATCCTTGTCAACAAAATATTTTAATAATTTTAATTCTAAATCTGTTTCCATGTGAAAGCCCTCAAATCTCTATCATTAACAAAATGTTTTGGTTCAATCTTTTCTAAACAAATTGAAGCCGTACAGAAGTTATTTAAATCATAACACATTTGCTTCGCTTTCTGTACGACCTCTGGTAAATCGTTGTCTAACCACACTAACACTTGATGTTTTTTCCTGTGGTCTCTCTCCCAAGTACGAATCATCGACCTGTGATAATCGCTAAGACTCGTACCTAATAGCGGTAACGCTGTGACGTATCTCGATAATCTAATTGCACTAATAACGTCCTCACAAATCACCAGGAAGTTCGGTAGACTAGTTTTCGTTCTCATAAATCCATGCTGTTTTTTACCTAGTGCAACCCACTTCGGTAAATCACTTTTCTCTTTGGTTCGACAAGCTAGGTTAGTGACTACTCCGTTTAAACGCATTGGTATTACTACCATCTGCGACAAGTAAGCACAACCTAGCCTATCGAAATCTGCAACATTACAACCTGCTAGCAGCCACCATCTCTTGTGGTCTTTTCCAAGTCCTTCAAATCCTTCGCTAATAATTTCTCCACTGTTCCACTCTTCAAGTTGGGGTAACCCCCACTTAGAAAAGCTGTTTTCATTTCCATCTCCGCAACTATCTGTGCGGTTTTGTTTAAGTCGTTTTGATATAACTTTAGTCTCCTGTCTAGTGATATCATCCCTAAGATGGTAGACACCGCTAGCAAGACAATGGTGACAATAGCCCAAAATAACATTATCTTCCTCCTTATAGGTTAAATAAAATGCTCTGTTGTCTTTACCTTCCTTACAGTGATTAATATGTACTGTACCACTCTCGGGAAAATAATCTTTGTAAGGTTTTAAATCAATTCTTTCCATGCGGATATCTGTTAAATTTAATTTTGGTTTCTGAGTTATCAACTAGCTCTAAGTCAAACGCACTCTCTAAATAAATACCTGTACACTCTTCACAAGTATCGTTAAATCTTTTTAGTTTCTGATTCCAACCTGACTCCCAAGTTTCAAGCAAGACGTTACACGCTGCACACCTCAATGCTTTTTACTCCTATCCCCCCAATTGCACGCCACCGCAAGCATGAAAAGACACTCCTCAAGCTTCTTAGAACGCTCTAGCTCGATTGTAAGTCGCTCTGCGTCACTCTGCCTGAAGTAATCCTCTGGCTCAAGAGCCTCAACCACGAACGAGTCGTCCGTCAATATCTCTTCCATAAGATACCTTAACGCCTCAGTAAACGTGGTGAAGCTCGTCGCACCCATCTCCTCAAGGTCATATTCAATCTTCATGTGGGTATCCTGGTGAGCTGAAAGCGGTATCATCAAGGTAAGCGTTATATTCGTCCTGCTCGTGCTGGGGTAGCTCGTCCATACGCATCGGGCTGAAGTCAAGAGTCTCCCTGACAAGCTCGTGAGCCTTGTAAGAGAAGCCTCCGACGTGCCATAGTCGGTTGTGTACTGCCTTAAATGGGGTCTCCCAATCGTAGATTGTGGCTACTGTCCCGTCCTCAAATTCAAGACACCACTCAACAGAAATCTTATCCATGTCTCCTTTGAATGTTGGCTCTCCAAAAGTCTCAATCAAGCGGTCATAAGATATATCCTCTAACCTCCCTTTGAAATTAGTTCCGTGTGTGTTAATAAACTCTGAATTTTCAAATTTAGTCACGCTGTACCTCCTACCTTAAAATCATTAATGTCAATATGAATGGAATCTGTGTCGTATTCAAACAGAATCCTAGTTTTAGTTTTACGTCTGCCTTTTGAGCTGACGATGTGTGTTTGCTCACAGGGACAAGTTTCTAGCCACTGTTTAAACACCTCCTCCTCTGTGCGACTAGTCATCTCTCACCTCTAAAATACTCGTCAAAAACTGGGTCAAAGTAGCACAGAAGATTGTCTCTAATCTTTTCTTTTATCTGCTCCACTGGAACTGCCGACACAAAAGAATTGGTCTCGGTTGGACTGTGGGTTTGGGCTAAGTCAATAAGAGACTGCGTTAGACTACCTTCTCTTAACTGGTAATACTCTCCACGCTTCCTAGCAAGCTCGTCTGAGTTTTTTACTAAGTCGTCACCCCACAATGCTTCTATCTGTGAGTC